TAGGTAAGGCCGTTACAGGTATTGGTGCAGCAGCACTAGTAGGAACTGTAATGAACAGAATTTTACCCGGCAGTCCAATCACTGGAATAGCCCAACCAATCGCTGCTTATGCAGCAGGCGGAGCAGTGGGTGCAGTAACATCAGTCATTCTTAACGGTGGTCTAGGTTCCATAACAAGTTTCCTAGGTGGTCAACAAGCCGCAACACCATCAGTTGGCACAGTGGAGTTTGGAGTATAATGGCACTTCCCGTACAACGTACCTATGTAATTCCAGCTACTCCTGTACATAACGTACCTCAGTTTATGACAGACCAACAAACCGGACAGAATAACTTTTTGATATTGACTCCAAATGTACTCCAAGACCTCGTTATGAATCCTGACGGAGGAGTCGGTGCAGTATACCGATTTCAACTAGTCAAGAACGGAAACACCACCCCAGTTCGTGCAGATTCCCCTAGTATGAGCCCAACAACTCAAGGAAGAGTTCCAATTGGAAATGTCTCTTTGAGCCCTGGCAACTATCAGTGGGAAGCAACACAGACAGTTGTAGGTGCAGGTCTAGCAGTAGTTACAATCCTTGCAAGATATGCAAGTCCGCTTAACTAGGTGAGATACAGTGCCTTTCAATTACACCGTATCTAACCTACCCCTTTTAGTTCCGATTAGAGTTATCTTACCTGCCGCAACTGCAAATCAAATTATATCCTTCCCTGATAGGTTCTTAGGCCGTGCAGTTTCACTAAAGATCACAAATAATGACGCAGCAAACTCATTAACTTATGCATATAATCAAAACGCACAATTCTCTAGTTTAGCCCCTAGTTCCTTTGATACCCTAGATGGAACTATAGTTAATTTCTTAGAAGTTAACACTGGTGCAGCGGGTACGTGCTTAGTCGAAGCACAGGTAGCCTCATTAATCGAACAGCAAGTCCAAACTAAAACACAGGATACCTTCTATTCGACAAGAGTTCCAACAACACAAGAACAAAACGTCTTGGACCTGGAGGAAACAACTTGAGTTTTGGTGGCGGCGGTGGCTCATCCGGAGTTACAGCACATATACATTCCACATCGGCTGGAGAAGGCGGAAGCCTCAGAATGCGTAATTCAACCAGCACAGGAACATCAATCGATATTAATTCAACAATCCAACCAATCGAGGTCTTATTGTAATGGCAGAAACTCCAGTTGTAATACAATTAGGCGGTCAAAAATATGTTAGAACGTCAGACATGAAAATAGTACTCTTAACAAGATTAGCCACGGGTAGTGCTAAATCATTACGTGGAGAAAATGACGTCGATTATCAGGTGCCTGCAACCAAGGTGCTTCGTATATTATCAGTAACGGTAACCGGTATGGCCTCGGGTTCTAATGCAGGCAAAATTTATGATGAAGCAAGCGCAAATACAGCAACAGGCGCAAACCGTTTATGTGAAGTAGATGTAGAGGATAACGTGGTAGTTAGAAATGAATGCAGTTATGATATTGCAGCAACACGGTATGTTGGTTGTGATTCATCAGGAACCACAGGTATTACTTGCGTAGGTGTGGAGATGGACGCATAATGATTTGTTCACACTGTAAAAATTCACTAGAAGATCACACTCTAGATGAAATTAAGGAATGTTATTACAAAAGCAAAATGAAAGGAGGTGCTTAAATGGAATCTTCACTAGCAGTATTAGGCTTATTACTTGCAGCAATTATAACCCCAATTTCTACAATTGCCTTACTCAAAATACATAACGCAAACAAATGATTGAAGCGGCTATCGCTGTAAGTCTTGCAGTTCTAGGTCTTACTATCCATAATATGCGTTGTATACATAGAATAGAAAAAAAATTACTTTTCTATATTTATGAAAATAAAGAAAAACACGACTTAGAAGACAAATAACTATACTTCGACACGTACAGTTTCTTTATGCCTTACTAAGCCGTGATATGGTGGGCGAGGATTGTTTACTTTTTTACCTTTTGGAGTTGTCCAAACATCTAGTTCAACTAACTTGTATTGCACGATAGGCCCTGGTATGCTGGTGCAGTGGTCGCAAGGGTAGTCATTACTCCCTATTTCGTAAGAACAATATTTATTGCATTTTTTACATCTAAAACGATATGTCCTTAATTCTTCAATTATAAAATTTTCAGATTTATTATCGTCTAGTGCAGTGGAAATAGGGGAGTATTGATTCAATCTTCTTCTAATTCCTCAAATTCTGTATCAATTACTGGATTTTGCGTTAACAAATGACTCATGATGTATTCGGCGTCTTCCATATTTTCAACTTCGATTTTTATCAATACGGTCATTTTGATTGATAAAACCCTGAGTTAATTAATCTCAACGTAGGGATATAATCGTCGTCAATTTTGGCCTTAGAGATACCTTGAACCATCGTTAACCATAAAGTTACTGCATTTTCGTAGCCTTGTATGGTCGTATGGTCTGCACTCATGTTCAAACAGTGGTTCAAACGGTTTATGCGATCTTGTTGCGCTCTATTCAGTTTTATTGGTTCGGTTTTTTCGCTCATTACACATCTATGCACATACACACATAAGAATATGCAGGTCAAATCTTTTTAATATATTATAACTTTCCATTGGAATTATAATAATAATAACGGTATTTATTGTATTGATATGAGCATACAGTCTTGTGTGTGTATATGTGTAATACCTGGGCAAAAAGAGTAAATATAAGCAGATGTTAAGTAAAAACATGAGAACTAAAAAAGAAATACAAGATTATTTGGAATCAATCCAAGACGATTTGGAGGAGACAACTGATGAAAAGGAAGCAACAATAATGGAGATTCAGATAGAAACATTAGAATTTGTTTTAGGTGGTTAAATGAGGTGTAAAATGTGTCATATTGTGGTGAAATATCCATCAGAACAGACCAAAGACACGCTAATTTGCTTTGATTGTAGGAAACAAATTCATTATGTTAGGCAAATAGAGAGGTCGTATAATGATTGAAACAATTCTTAACGAAGTTATTATTCTGTTTGCTGTGGCTGGGGCTAGTCTCTCCGGTATCGTCATTACTAAAAACTTATTCAGATCTTCGCCTTTACATGCAAAAGAAAGAAATCGATTTAATCTCTATATTGGCGATTTGGAGAAAGAAAACAAGAAGTTAAGAGGTGCAGTTAACCGTGCAAAGCAGCCATTAACCATCAAAGAATATGATGAAGAGAACCCTATGGGTGCAATTAGTGAGTTAATATCGGGCCTAGCACCTATTTTACCTTCATCAGTAAGACCATTTCTCAATAATCCTGCTGTTATCAAAGGTGCAGAGAAGTTACTCCAGGAACATCCAGAAGAGATCAAAAACGTTTTATCCAAACTAGTTAACAAGAAACCTAATGCAAAAGACCAACCAAACAGCGTGCAAGAGTCTATCGATAGCATGTCGGTATAAGGGGAAACTCTGCACCGCTTGTTACTTAGGTTGGGGTATCATTATGAAAGTTGACAAAGTGGGTAATGAAACGTATTCGGTAGACTATTGCGGGTTTTGTCGACGATTTCTATAACTTTTTATACGAATATCGTGTGTCAATTACATGGTTAGCCTTAATACCCTATTTACACTTGGCATACTTGGCGCAGGTTTGCTCGCTTTCACTTCCCTAGGTGGTGCCGGTGGAATAGGTCAAAGGATTGGCGGCGGCTTTAAAGCATTTCAAGATAATTTACTATCTGGATTTACAGGTGCATTAAACCCATTTGGTGCAGCAGCAGCACCAGCAAATGAACCTATAATTGATTTACAATTATCATCAAACCCTTCAAGATATACAGACCCAGCAACAGTAGAAAGAAACTTACAAAATGCTACAGATATGAATACAGGTCAACCAATCGGAACTAGTCCACAATTACCAGATCCTTATGATAGTAAAACTGGTGGTGGTCAAGTCGATACAAGTCCAGCACCACAAGCAACACCAATAGAAACAACACAAGAACCAAAAGTTCAAAGCGGCGTTCCAAATCAAGGCGGCGGAACAATTCCACCGGCACCAAAACCCTCAAGTTATGTAGAACGAATTACACAATATGTAGCACAACCATTAACCACAATTACGCCTAGTCAAGCAGCCCAACAAAACGTTTCACGAGCAAAGCAAGATTATGGGGGTTATGGTTCAGCAGCCCAACAAAATACAGCATTATCAAATCTTATAGCAACTAACGCACAAAAATACGGGAGTTTCTTTAACTAATGGCCAAACGAAGAACCGCTGCACAAAAAGCAGCAACAAGAAAACTTGTAGCATTAAACAAACGTAAACGTAAAGGAACCAGAAAGGGAATGGTACGCAAAACAGCAAGACGTGCCTTTGAAGGTAAGCGTAAATCGTCAAAAACCAAGCGTAAATCGTCAAGTTCAAATAGAAGAACACCAATCAAAAGTATGGCAAGACGAAGACGTTCCAGAGTAAGACGTGCAGGTAGTTCAGCTAAAAACATACTTACCTCAGGTATTGTAGGTAAGGCCGTTACAGGTATTGGTGCAGCAGCACTAGTAGGAACTGTAATGAA